GCAGCGCGCGCCACGCTTCGAACTACATCCTCCGCTTCGTTTCGCACTTCGACCAGTACGTCAACTCGCGCCTTGTGCGCTCGGTTGGCTACGACCAGATCGTGTGGTGCTGACATGAACATGATCGACAGCAAGCAGATCAAGGCGATGGCGGAGTACGAGATCGACCGCGCCAAGGCCAAGCTCGACAACGCGATTGATAGCGAGGAGTCGAGGGACGAAATGATCGCAGCGCGCACGCAAGAACTGGTCGTCAAGCGCATGGCCGACATGGCTCCCATAGACATCGTGTGCGGCCTACAGAGCATCACAGAAGCCGCTGCAGGCGTCATGCGGGCTCACGTGCTGGCCGGTGATATGAGCGTCGTCGGCGTTATGGCCCGCGCGCTGATTCACATGTTCATCGAGCAGGACAGCGAGGTCATGGCGCGCAATTGGATGGACAAGATCGATGCCGATGTTGCGAAGTGGGGTGTGCAATGAGCGAGATCAAGCATCCGATTGGGTCGTGGGAGATCGTAAAGACTAGCAACGGCCACGGCGTCTATGAAAAGGGCTGGGGATTCGTTGCGGTCCACGACAAAAGCTGCCACGCCCATTGGAACGAAGGGCAAGCGGCACGCCGTGCACTGATCGCCGCCGCGCCCGAGCTGCTCGAAGCGCTGACCGCGCTGTATGCGGTTGCCAACGTTGACCGCGACGAGAGCTATATCGCCGTGACGAGAGCGGCGGCCGCAATCGCCAAAGCCACCGGGAGCAAATCATGAGCGAGATCAAAGACGGTGGGCCGGCGTTTCCGGTCCCGGAGCCTGGGCTTGAGTGCGGCATGACGCTGCTCGATTACTTCGCAATCCATGCCGACATGCGTGAGTTGATTGAGCCCGACGGATTCATTCCACAGCGGTTAGCGCTCGCTGTCATGGGTGGCGAAAACCCGCCGAACTGGGATAGCGAACAAGTCGCAGCAACGCAATGGTGGTGTGAGGCAGAGGCCAAGATTCGCTACATAAAGGCTCACGCCATGCTCCGCGCCCGAGGTGCCGCATGAAGCCCACCGAGCGCGACCTGCGCAGCATCGACCAGGCATACGGCTTTCTCGCCGGCCTCGCCGCGATGGGCGCCGTCACTGTGATTTTGCTTCTGCTTTCTGCGAGACCGACATGCTAAAGAACCTCGACCTCCGCCACATCAAAACGAACGTGCGCCTCTCACGCGCTGAACTGGTGGACTCGCAATACCAGGCGCTGTGTGCGCGCACCGAGAGGCGTCAGCGGGCGGCTAAGGCAGCGCTGGCTGGGCGTGGTGTGCAGCCGCGCGTCGTCATCGGAAGCGGCTGGGTGCCGTCGTACATCGCGAATCACTTCCACCATTGCGCCGTGCGAGGTCTGGTGTGATGCGCCGCCTATCCGCCTACCTCGACCAGCGCCCTTTCCTCGCGATGCTTCTCGGCTCGCTCGTCGCGTTCCTGATTCTCTACTTCAAACGGAGTTCTCTGTGAGCAATGCTCTCACCGTTGTAACCAACGAAATCTACGGCGTGCGAGAGCACTTTGAGCGCGTGACCGTAGACCGTTCGATCAGCTTCGAGCGCGAAGCCGGATTCGCCGTGCAGATCCTGCAGAACAACTCGTATCTGCTGGGCGTCGCGGAGAAAGACCGCGCGTCGATGATCGCCGCGGTGACGAACGTTTCCGCTATCGGCATCAGCCTGAACCCAGCGAAGAAGCAAGCCTACCTCGTGCCGCGCGGCGGCAAGGTCTGCCTCGATATCAGCTACATGGGCCTGCTCGATCTCGCGATCGCTTCTGGCTCCATCCAGTGGGGCCAAGCCGAGGTCGTGTGCGAGGAAGATACGTTCACGCTGCGCGGGTTCGACAAGGCGCCCCTGCATGACTTCGCACCATTCAGCAAGACGCGCGGCGCGGTCGTCGGCGTCTATGTGGTCGTCAAGACGGCATCCGGTGACTATCTGACCGACACGATGACGATTGCCGAAGTGCTGGCCATCAAGGCGCGTTCCGAGACTGGCAAGAAAGACACTGGGCCGTGGAAAACCGACTTCAACGAAATGGCGAAAAAGACGGTCATCAAGCGCGCCTACAAGACGTGGCCCAAGACCGAGCGCCTCGATACGGCCATTCACCATCTGAACACCGAAGGCGGCGAAGGCATCAATTTCGGCAACGAGCGCCCGAACGTGTGTGATCCGGACGTGCTGAAAGCTTGGATCGACAAGGCAAAAGCCGCGCGCACACCGGAAGCGCTCACGAAGGTCTGGCAGGAAGGCGTTTCGGCAATCCGTCCGACGAAGGACATGCAGGCATACGAGATGTTCAAGCAGACCGTTGCCGTGCGCGGCGATGAAATCAAGAAACGGATGGACCAGAAGAACAGCGCACAGGACGTGACGCCGAATGAGCCCGCCCGCGATCCGGGTGCTGACGCCGATTTCGAAGCTGATTTTCAGGCTCAAATCGCAAAGGAGCAGCAATCGTGATCCTCATTCAATGCCAGCAAGGTACTCAGGAATGGCATGCCGCGCGCGCCGGGGTAATCACCGCAAGCAAGTTCGGCGATGCCGTTGACCTGACGAAGAAAGGCGAGCGCACAGCTAAATCGAACCTCTACGCGGCTCAAGTTGCCATCGAGCGTATCAGTCATCAGCCCAGCGACGAAGGCTTCACGACGTGGCAAATGAAGCGCGGTACCGAACTGGAGCCGGCCGCGCGCATGGAGTACGAGGCACTGACCGGCAATTTCGCTACTGAATCCGGCGTGGTGCTGACTGATGACAAGCTGTTCGGCTACTCCACAGACGGCTTTGTTGGCGATGACGGGTTGATCGAGATCAAGTCGCTGGCGAGCGCAGAGAAGATCGTCGCCATGTGGCGCGACGGCGACATGTCCGACTACATGCACCAGATCCAGGGCGGTCTGTGGATCACCGGGCGCAGCTGGGCCGACTTTGTCATGTACTGCCCGCAGCTCGAAGTGATCGGCAAGCAGATTTTCTATCGGCGCGTCGAGCGCGACGAAGCGTTCATCGAGAAGCTGGAGAAAGACCTCATCGAGTTCGAACACTTCGTCAGCGAGACAGAGGCGATTCTGCGGAGGCAGGCCGCATGACTGCCACAAATGACCTGTGGCGCCTCGTCACGAAGATCCGCAACACCGATCTTTCCCCCGTCGATCGCGAGCTTCTACGGCCCGCTTTTGCAGCCCTGGACGGCGGTCAGGTGATCGCCATTCCCGACCGCGTCGTTGCGCGCATCCGCGATATTGCGGCGCGTCAGCCGAAGCAGTAACCGCCTCATTCCACTCAGGAGAAAACATGCTTTCAATCGAACGCAAGCTGGTCCGCATCAAAAAAGTAACCGGCGTCGAAGAATTTAAAGGCGACAAGCGCGACTACGGCTGCAGCGTGCGCATCGAATGGCTCGCCGACAACACGGTGCTCGACTTCTTCGACAAGGATCTGCGCACGGCTTTCTACGAGCGCGACACCGGTAAGGCCGGCGCGAATGCAGAAGGCCAGGGCGAACTGTCGCTGCCGCGCGCCGACGTCGAACTGACGAAGCGCCGGTGCATCCACGTCGAGACGCCCTTGCGCCTTAAGAAGGAACTGGACGGATACACGATCGTGTTTCACCGCGGCGCGACTGAGAAGTCCGATATCACGCTCGGCGAAGTACACCTTGACGACTTCGCGGTCGATCCGCACGACGGCGGCTCTGTGCTGATGGGCTGCAAGGCATACATGAAGCCGCCGGTCGAGCAGCGCGGCTACATCGACCACATGGCACAGACCGAGATCGAGATCACGCTGACGCCGCCAGAGGCAAAGCAGGCTGACATGGTCGACAAGGTGAAGGCGCCGAAGAAAAAGACGGCGGCCGAGAAGGCCGATGAAGATCCGTTCGCCAACAGCGACCTCGCGCAAGACGAATCGCGCATCGAGTAAAGAATCGTGCGGCGCCTTCCCAAGGGCGCGACGTGTGTTTAGCGGCGCAGTCCCGGCCGCTCTTTTTCAACAGTTCGGCTATGCCGGCGAGGGAATATAAGACATGAAGTTCGCATATGCAGACCCGCCTTACATCGGCTGCGCGCACCTCTACAAAGACCATCCGGATTACGCCGGTGAAGTCGATCACGCAGCGCTGATTGATCGTTTGCAAAGCGAATACGACGGATGGGTTCTGCATGCATCAGCCACACCGACCAGCATGGCGATCCTTGCGCCGTTAGTCGAAAAGACTGGTGCGCGGTGGTGCTCATGGGTGAAAGGCTTTGCAGCGTTCAAGCGAAACGTGTCTGTCGCCTATGCGTGGGAGCCGGTGATTATCAAGCCAGCACGCAAGCCGATCGTGAGTAAGCGGCTCGTCATGCGTGACTGGATTCAGGAAAGCATCACGCTCAAGCGTGGCCTGACTGGCGCG